TTCCGATATTTTTTGCAGTATTAACAGCAGTAATAGCTGTGCCAAGGAAACCACCCACACTGCCAAATGCTGAGCCGCCTGCTACATCTCCAAAGATTGATTCTAGGCCGTCGAGTACTCCGCCTTCACCTAATAGATTTCCTACGCCGCCACCTGCTACGGTCAATGGGCTAGGTACATTATCATAATAAAGATTGGCAAAGCCTTTTGGCGTGTCTCTAGCAACATTTCCGGAACTGTAAATAACTGATTCGTATTCAATGTTCATAGACATTTCGTTAAACTCGTTAGCCGAATAGCCTGCATCGCCGTGCTGCCAACTTGTTATTTTAGGGTTAACTAATGTATAACCTAAAAATCTTCTACGACTCATAGTGTATATGGTAATAGATTTAAAAAAGTCTACAGTTTTACCTTGTCTATCTAAACTGTATCTAAAACCATCAAACGATGTTCCTGCTGCTTGTAGATTAGTTTTTGAAAATGCAGCTTCAGGATTATGTCGATCTTGTACATATGCCCCCATGTACAATGCCCACAATGCATTAATTACTCCAGCAGTATCATCATGAAATTTCATACTGATGCCTTCATAACTGAAGTTTTTGTAAACTATATGTTTTCTATTATATTGATTTTTAGTGACTGTTTCAAATTTATATTTGGGAAGGTCGGTACTTTTAATCAAGTAGCCAATTTCGTCAGCATGAGTATTTGTAAACGTTGAAGATGTTAGCACACTTTTGTTAATTTCAAACCTTACATAGAACATAAACTTGCTGCGAGGCATTAGTCTATATCCGTTTTCTACAAACAATCTACTAGCATGACGCCAGCTGGCTAGGCCACCTTTAGGTGTTAGTAGGCCGTCTCCGACACCACCAAGAAATCTTGTGAATACATTTGACATATAATTATTTAGTCGTAAAAAAACCTGGAGTTTAATCCAGGTTTTTTAGATATTAAAACTTATTAGCCGCGGCCAGTTACTGTTTCACCAATAGTTCTACCAACAAGTGCGCCAATGCCACGCTCAGGGCCTGTGCCGTTAGCACCTGCAAACTGAACAGCATTATCGCATTTAATAGTCAATGCTACAGTCATTGGTTCGTTAGTACCATAATTTGCTTCACCGTAGTTTACTTCAGAAACAAAACAACCATAGATTTCCCATTTTTCAAGAATGTTTGGCTCAAGTGTTCCGTTGCCGCCGTCTAGCATTTCGATGTTCATTTGGAATTTGTAATCAATACCAGAACGTGCAGAAGCCTGTTCCATGAAATCGTATTGTTTCTGGATTTGTTGCCCAACAATCTTTTGTACTTGGCCGTTAGCATCATCACGCAGATTCAATGTAAAATCGCCCCACGATGGTTTACCTGCTAGTTTTACTTTTGAGTTATAAATCTCAACAGTCATTTCTTCAAAAGTTACAGTTGGTCTTGTAACATCGGAAACCTGTTTTGTCAGTTCTGTACTAGCTTCAACACCAAAACCTAGTAATAGCACTCTAAAGCGATATTTTAGTTTTGGCATCAGCAGCGCAGTGCCGCTGTTGCCGTTTGAAGTAGGAACCGAAATTCTATTTAAGGAAGTTAGTGCCATTTTTAAATCTCTCCTGTATTCTTAATACGCAATGGAATGTAAATAAATTCTACCGCTTTTACTGGCTCAATAGCAATATCTACCCATAGCTCGTTGCGATCGACTCTTGCATTTGTGTTATTAGACTCATCGCAAACTACTGCGAAGTCGTATAGAGCACGTAAACCTACCAACTCAATCAATAGACTCTCGACAGCGCCTTTGATCTCATCTCGTGTAATCTTGTCATTTGGTTCAAAGATATACGGACGAGCAAGTTTAGTCAACTGGCTGCGTAAGTATACTGTTAGACGTGCTACGTTAATACGATCTAATGCTGATGCATTTCTTGCACGAGTTTTCTGCCCGTATGCAACGTGTCCGACTCCAACAAAGAACGGAATTGGATTAACTTTTAAATCATATAATGTATCGCGTTGACCTTCATTTAATGCCACTGACTGGAATTCACCAGTGTCAGCATCAATATAACCAACTGATGTTGCGTTAGTAATACCGCCACGACGTGTTCCTGCCGGAGCAAACCATGGGTAGCTAACTTGATCGCTTAGAGCTAGTGTGCGTAGCATCATGTGTGTCGCTGGAACAACTGCGTTCGCACCACCTAAGTCTGTGGTAAATCCGTTTGGATACCAAACTGCTGAGTATTCGTCGTAGCTAACAATACCTGTATCACCGTTATCTAGTGCGCCATTTGCATTAGTACCCCAAGCTGTTAGGCTTGTTGCATCTGACGGTAAACGTAAAGGTGTATCACCTAGTACAAATGCTGTCATACCGCGATCTAGGTTTAGATTAATCAAGTTGCTAAATGTTTCTGGATATCCAGGGCAAGCAATTAGATTAAAGTTTCTGCGCTCTTCGTCGCGGATTTCTGAACTTGTGTCAATAACGCTCTTTAATTTTTGTACAACTAGAGCACGTTGAGCTTTACGTCCAAAACTGCCTGAACCGTCTTCGTTGTTTGGAGAAGCTGTAATCCAACGATCAGTTGCATAAGCACTTTGTCCGTCACCAATTACTGGACTGTTGCCGGCATCATTATAAAATGCTTCGTAACGGACGTTCTTAGCTGCTGTATCAATGTAGCTGTTAGCATAACGTTTAACGTTGCCACCACTTCTACGTAGGTTCCATAACAACATACCTTTTGGATATAATGCTGGATCTGGACAATCAAAGTCTACATAATTGCTGGCTAACAAATCTTTAATTGTTGCTGCTGTATTGCCGGTAGAGCCTGCTGATCCATAACGAGCGTCAGCAAACAAAATACCGTCTTCTGTAGTTTGATCTGTTTTGTCAACTAGTACCCATTCTAAGTTCAATCCATCGTAGCGATAGATAGTTGGGAAGTTTTCTAAGTCAGCAGTACTAATCCAAAGATCACCGTTCTTTAATGGTGTGCTATCACTTTGCAGTGTTGGCTCGCTGGCTGCAACGATAGGTCCGTTAGGATCTGTCTTGTCAGCAGCAAGTGCTGCATAATAAGGGCTTGTTACAGTTCTATAGCCAACCCAAATAGTACCGTTATGTACCATGACATCAACTTGATCAAATGCTGGATTGTACCATAACTGACCATCCTGTGGTTCTGCTAGCGGAGCTGATGCTGTAGCATTGAAGTCATCAGCAGCCAATGGAATCCAATTGGTTGCAATATAAGTTTCTGTTGCTCCTGCGCCCACTGCATATAGATTTTGTGTTCCGTTGCTAGTATCGATGTTGTATGCTGTAAACAATTTGCTTAACGGAACTAGTAAACCGTCAGTTAGACGCATATCACCGCCTTGCTTGTGATAAATTTGTACTTCGTTATCAGCAGTGATAGAAGCTTCAACATAGACTAATCCAGCAGCATTAATTGCTGTTGCTAGTGTTTCAGAGTCAGCTGCTGTTCCTGCTGCGGTAAACGAAATAGTTGTACCAGCACTAAGTGTTAAACTAGCGGATGCGGATTCTTTAATTGTAAATGTGTTAACGCCAACACTAAGTGTTCCAGAACCAATAATGCCAGATGTAATTACTGTATTGCCAGTTGTTGCTCTCTTCCATAGTCTAAAAGATGTAGTTTCTGGTGTAGTGTCAATTGAGGAATTTTCAGTACTATTGCTTTGTACAAATAGACTATTTGAAGCAATACCTGCACCACCGCCGCTACGATCTAGATAATATAGGGCAGCGGTTGTATTAGCATAGATAGGAGCTGAATATTCAACCCATGTCTTTGTTGCAGAATTCCAACGCTTAACGATCCAACGAGCACCATAGTTGGGCTCAGTTGTCTTAATCCATACAGAACCTGTAGGACGTGGTTTACTGTTTGTTGACTTCCACTCTGGAACACTAGTATGCGGTGTTTGTTGCAATGCTGGACTATAATAAGTTCCTGCTTCAAGTCCAAGTTGAGTAAATGCAATATCAGAATTTGTTCCGCCGCCTGCAATAACAATAGCATCTGCTAGTGTTGAATCGTCAGTAGCTGATATGTTGCCACTGTCGGAATGTAGGTATAGTCTGCTGTTATTAACAACGGCTTTGACTCCATCTACTGCGGCAGTAATATTGTTTGCTAAAGTAGTTAAACTAGTAACGGTAGTTATTAACACTCCGTTAATATAAAAAGTATTGCTTGCTGTTATCGAACCAACATTTGCTAGGCCGCTGACTGCAGGATGACTTTGTGCCCAATCATTACTACCAACTTCCACCCAGGTGTCTCCACCTAGTAGTGTTGTATTTCGTTTGTAATAGATTACAACTGGTTCTTTGAATAGGCTAAATCCAGCTTCGCCGGTATTGCCGATAGTCTGCGCAACTACAGCGTAATCGCCAATTGAACCTACTGAATCTTTTGGCTTCCGTGTGTTGGAATCAATTTTTACAGCATCGTCATCAGTTAATACCAATGGAGTTTTTACTGCAAATTTTTGACCGCCTGTTGTACCGGCGCTTGCACCGTTCCACTCTTGGATGCCCCAAGAAGTTGATCTTGTATCAAACCACCATGCGCCATCTGCTGGCTCTGCTCCCGGGGCGGTTGTTTGTCCTTCAAGTTCGTCTAGATCTACATCAGCACGAACAATGAATACTGAATTTGATACACCCAAGAAGCTATATGCTGCTAGTAATCCGTATTCGTTTCTTTCGCCACCATGGATGGGGCTCGAAGAGGCTGTCTTCTCAAAGAAAGGAACACCATAGGTGTCAACAAGTTCTCGTTGACTAGTGATCTTAAATGCTTTACCAGTATTTGCTGGTATAGTTCCAGCAGCGGTACCTGTGCCTGCTGCATTAGATTTGTTTTCTGCGGTTGCAATTACAATAAGAGGAGTCGTACCAGGTTCTGCTGGTGTGTAAAAACTCTCATCAATTACTGTAACTTGTACGCCGGGTGATATTAGTGCCATTCCCTATTCTCCTGGTAATAGTTGCTCATATTATTTAGCGGTATCCGCTAAAATTGGCACGTTATACCTAGAAGAAAAGGGGCTGAAAAGGTGTAAATATGTTTATGAGACCACTTTGTAGGTGCGGGCAACGACCCCGTGCTGTTAACTATAAAAAGAATGATAGGATTTACTATCGTAGCCTCTGTGAAATCTGCATGGCTCACGGAGTTAACCATGGAATACCCCGCTGGTTTAGAGCAGGGTATAGGTTAAAATTACAGTGCGATAAATGCGGATTTAAATCAATTCACTCTGAAGTCTTTAGAGTATTTCACGTTGACGGAGACTTGGATAATTGTAGACACAACAATCTAAAAACTGTCTGTGTTAACTGTGC